GTATTGGAACCGGCCACGGATGTGGATCACATTAAACCGCACAAGGGTGACATGGTGTTATTTTGGGATCGGTCCAATTGGCAGGGGCTTTGCAAGTCATGCCATTCAAGAAAAACCGCCAAAGAAGATGGCGGATTTGGTAAATAGAATTTGTCATTTAGGACTAATAACCTCCTAGATGCCACTTGCGCAAGGCGCTGTGTAGTGTGGATTCAATTAAGAGCGTTAGGTCTTGCGAGCCGAAAAAAGCTGGAAGCAAAGTTGTTTGTGACAGAAGTAACTTAATGCCGAAAACACGTAAGAAACGACTAGACAATGAAGTCTTAAAAATAAGTTAAAGCCCGCTTAATGCGGGTTTTTTTATATCCAAAGGAAATTATTATGGCTGAAAACGCAAAGGTCGTGTCGATCAGTCGAGAGTCTGATGACGATCAAAAAGACACGACCAGTCAAAAAAACAATACGGCTTTCGAGCCGCCAAAGAAACCCAGTTTTTTAGATGATAAAGAGTCACTACATTGGGATGAATTGGTGGAGTCGTTAGGTCATCAACACAGAATCATTAACAATCTTGATGGTGACATGCTCAGCATTTACGTGCGCACTTATGCACGTTGGCTCAGTGCTGAGTCTGAGCTGGATACTCACGGCATGTTTCAAGAGTCTCCTAACGGATACCAGCAATACACTCCGCACTTTACCGCCTCACGCGACTTGGCAAAACAAGCCCTTACGTTTGCGCGGCAACTTGGTTTAACGCCGCCGGCACGACTGCAAATGAAATCCGGCGCGCCTGAGAGCCAAGATGCCTTTGACTTCTGATGACCCCCAAACAATATTCGCTGCAGTGTCTGCAGCGCATGGATCGGTACATTGATGAAGTCATTAATAACAAAGTGGTTACAGGTCGTTATGAACGCTTAGCAGTCGAGCGCCATTTAAACGACCTGATGAACGGTGGGGCGCGTGGCCTCGTGTTTGATGAAGTGGCCGCTGCGCACTTCTTTCAGTTCTTCTTTTTTATCAAACACTCAAAAGGCCAGTTGGCTGGAAAGCGTATTGAGTTGGAGGGCTGGCAATGCTTTGGCTTTGCCATGATATTTGGCTGGAAGAAGCCAAACCAAGAAGGGCGCTTAGTTCGTCGCTTTCGTGAAGGCTTAGAGAAGGTCGCGCGTAAAAATGGCAAAACCACCAAGTGTGGTGGGTTGTCATTATACGGCCTAACCAAAGATGGTGAAGGTGGCCCCGAAGTTTACTCAGCCGCAACAAAAAAAGAGCAGGCTAAGCAGCTGTTTGACGAATGCCGCCAAATGGCGCGGCAATCAACCGAATTACGCAAGCGATTGAAAATCCACCGTAATGAGATTGTGTTTGAGGACAATGCCGGCAAGTTCGCCCCGCTTTCAAGTGATGCCAACACGCTGGATGGTCTTAACCCACATTTTGTGGTGATTGATGAGTTACATGCTCACAAAACGGCTGAGCTTTACAACGTCATGATCTCCGCGTTTGGGGCGCGTGAGCAATCTTTGCAAATATCCATTACCACTGAGGGCGTCATTCGCGGGTCCATTAGTGACCAAATGCACGAATATGCCATTGCCGTTTTGGAAGGCACGACAGAAGACGACGCTTTCTTTGCCATGATCTATTCGCTTGATCCGGGTGACGATGCCTTTGATGAAGCCAACTGGCGAAAAGCCAACCCTAATTTAGGCGTGTCCGTCTCAATCGACTACTTAAGGCAGCAGGCCAAAAAAGCCAAAGAACTGCCCAGCGCCTTTGCCAACTTTATGACCAAGCACATGAATATGAAAGTCAATGCGCTTGAGTCATGGCTCGATACCGAAAAATGGAAAGCCTGCGCGCATGATTACACGCTTGATCACATGGCCGAATGTACCGACATTTATGGCGGCTTAGATTTGGCCTCCACCAATGACATTACCAGTCTTGGTCTAATTGGCATTTTGCCAAATGGCCACTGGCGTACTTGGTCAATCAGCTGGTTGCCAGAAGACAGGGTTATGGCGCGTGTCACTAAGTCAAAAGTGCCTTACGATCACTGGGCGCGTGAAGGCTATTTGGAACTCACGCCTGGCAACGTCACAGACTACGCGTGGGTGCGTGCCAAGATTAACGAGATCTGGTCAATGCTTCCGGTTAAAGCCATTGCATTTGATGACTGGAACTCCACTCAATTGGTGGGTGAGTTGTTGGACGATGGCATTGAAATGCTCTCCATGCGCCAAGGCTATAAATCAATAAGCCCTGCCATGAAAGAGTTAGAGCGCCAATACGTGGGTGGCACCTTGCAGCACGCCAACAACCCTTTGCTCACTTGGGCCATGGGTAACGTGGTGGCCACGCAAGATCCAGCCGGCAACATCAAAGCCGATAAATCCAAAGCACAAGAAAAAATAGATCCCGCCGTGGCGCTCATTATGGCCTCTGGTTGCTTGGCGAATGCTGAGGTTGAAGATGAAATTGAAATATTTATAGGATAAAAACAATATGAACCTTTGGCCTTTTAAAAAGAAAACCAAGATTACCAGTCCAGCGGATTTGCTAAAAGAGCTTCAAGGTAGTGAGAGTGAGGCGGGTATTTCGGTCAGTTCTGCTAATGCTTCACGTTTGGCGGCGGTTTTTTCTTGCGCCAGTGTTATTTCTCAAAGCATTGGTATGTTGCCAATATCGCACTTTGAAAAGTCTCAAGGTGGTCGTAAAAAACTCAATGATCATCTTTATTACTTGTTATCAGTTGAGCCAAATGAATGGATGACCGCCCAAGAGTTTTGGGAAATGTGCGGCTTAATGCTCGCTTTCAAGGGCAATTTTTACGCCTATATCAATTGGGTGGGTGGCGAGCCTCAAGAGTTATTGCCAATTACCGGCGCGGTTAAAAAGCGACAAGGCAAAAACTATGAGGTGTGGTATGAGGTCACGATTGACGGCAAGATGACGCCAGTACCTCAAGAGAGTATTTTGCACATTCCATTCTTAACGTTGGATGGCATTAACGGCGTTAACCCAATTACCTACGCAAAAAACACCTTTGGTATTGCGCTGCAGTCTGAAAAGTTAGGTTCTAAGTTATTGGGCAATGCCAGCCGTCCAGGTGGGATTGTTTCCACAGATCAGCCCATGAAAAAAGAGCAGCTTGAAGAATACCAGAAGTTATGGGAAGAAAAGTACGGCAACGGCAATAACTTCAGAACCGCATTGATGGCCTATGGCTTTAAGTTTTATCCCACTTCAATGAGTTCAGGTGACTTGCAGTTTTTAGAAAGCCGTAAAATGTCACGCTCTGAAATTGCTGGTATTTACCGCGTGCCGCCACACATGATCGGCGACATGGAGGGCGCGACCTTCTCAAATATTGAGCACCAAGGCCAAGAATTTGTGACTCACTGCCTAATGCCCTATTTAACGCGCATCGAAAACCGTATTCGCAAGCAGCTTATTCCAAAAGATAAGCGCACAACACGGTACGTTAAGTTTAATGCCTCCGCTCTGTTGCGCGGCGACATGGAAGCGCGGGGTAACTTTTACACCAAGCTGGTGCAAAACGGTGCGCTCTCGCCAAACGAGATAAGAGAATTTGAAGACAAGCCGCCGCGTGAGGGTGGTGACATTTATCTCACGCCAATGAATATGTTGGTGAATGGTGAGAACTTAACTAACCCAAAATAAATAGTAAATGAATTTTAAACAGGCCTGCTCATAGCGGGTTTTTTTATACCTGGAGAAAAGTATGAAAACCAAACAGCGTATTGATCTGCCGCTAAAAATCAAAGCCGTAAATGAAAAAGGTGAGTTCAGCGGATACGGCTCTGTGTTTGGCAATAAAGACAGTTATGGCGACATTGTGGTTAAGGGTGCGTTTGAAAAGTCTTTAGCGGCATGGAAAGAAAAAGGCGCCATGCCTGCCATGCTCTGGCAGCACAACACGCAAGAGCCCATTGGCGTCTATACCAAAATGGAAGAGGACGCAACAGGCCTGTATGTTGAAGGACGTTTGTTAGTTGATGATGATCCGTTGTCCAGACGTGCCCATGCGCACATGAAAGCCGGCTCATTAACTGGTTTGAGTATTGGTTTTATAACCGATGATTGGGAGTACGACTCTCAAATCGACGCCTTTAAGATAAATGAAATCGACCTATGGGAAGTCTCCTTGGTGACCTTTCCAGCCAATGAAGAAGCGCGGGTCGAGAACGTAAAAAGTATTCTTGGTGCAGGTGATTCGCCTGCGCCAAAACAAGTTGAGCGTGTCCTGCGAGATGCCGGTTTTTCACGTCAGCAAGCCAAAAGCTTTATTGCTCACGGCTACAGCGGTTTAGGTCAGCGAGAGGCTGATAATTCCGTGGAGCTTAAATCTATGACGGCTTCAATGCAGTCAATTTTAAATGCAATCCAAGAATAGGAGAAAGTCTAATGGATGCACAAGAAATGAAGGACTTTAGGGCAACCGCTGATCAACTGGGTAAAGCTGCAGCGGACCTTAAAGAAGTGAACGAGCAAACTGGTAAAACAGTGAGTGAAGTTAAGACAGGTCTTGACAAAGTAAATGAACGCATTGATGGCATTGAAGGAAAAATGACCTCCATGCGTGAAGCAGAAGCCAAAAATAACCGTCCTGCTTTTGGTGGTGTAGCAGGTGAAGCCGATGAGTACAAGCAAGAGTTTGTTGCTGGCTTTATGCGAAAGGGTCGTGAAGATGGCCTGCAAGAAAAAGCCGGATCTTTATCGGTAGATGCGGACGGTGGTTTCGCGGTACCAGAAGATGTTGATTCCAATATCCTTACATTGTTACGTGATGAATCTGTGATGCGTCAAGAGTGTAAGGTTATTCAGGTTGGTTCCGAGGAATACAAAAAACTGGTTAATCTTGGTGGTGCGGCTGCTGGTTGGGTTGGTGAAACAGCAGCACGCCCTGATACAGCAACGCCTAGTCTGGCTAAAATTGCACCTATTTTTGGTGAGCTGTACGCAAACCCGCAAGCAACTCAGCGTATGCTTGATGATGCTATGTTTGATGTTGAGCAATGGTATCAAGATGAGGTTATTATCGAATTCGGTGAAGCTGAAAATACGGCATTTACTGTAGGTGATGGTTCTGGCAAGCCAAAAGGCTTTTTAGCGCACACACATACTACTGAGTCAGACTCAGAAAGAAGTTTTGGTTCGTTGCAAAAGATTATATCGGGTGCGGTGGGCAGCTTCACTGGTGATGATCTGCTTAAGCTGATTTATGCCACTAAAAAGAAATACCGTGACGGGGCTAAGTTCATGATGTCAAACGACAGTTTATTACAAGCCCGTTTGCTAAAGGATACGGATGGCAACTATTTGTGGAAAGCGGGTCTTGAAATGGGTCAGCCATCTACATTGTTGGGTTACGGTATTTCTGAAAATGAAGATATGCCAGACGTTGCTAATGGTGCTCTTTCGCTTTCGTTTGGTAACTTCCAGCGTGGTTATACCATTGTGGATGTTCGCGGTGTCACTATGTTGCGTGATGCACTAACCAACAAGCCTTATGTTGGTTTCTATTCAACCAAGCGAGTTGGTGGAATGCTGGAAGATTCTAATGCCATTAAGTCATTAGAAATCGCAGCGGCTTAATCATTTTTAATATCAATATCGGGCTGGTATAGATTAACTGTCTTAGCTGGCCTGATTAATCATGGTGAAAATTATGAAAGCAAAACTAACACGAGATTACCGCTTCTCAATCAACGGGGTGATCGTGCATTCGCTTGAAAAAGGTGATGTGGTTGAAGGTGAAATTGCAAAGCGCTTTATTAAGGCGGATGTTGCAAAAGAAACCAAAGCCAAAGATGCAATCCCAGTATTTAATGACGATGGTCCTGTCGTGATTGAAGAAGAGAATGTGGTTTATAGCCTAGATAAAGCGATGGTTATTATCAAAGATCAGTCACAGCGTATTGATTCGCTTGAAAAGCAACTCTCAGAATTAACGTCCACCGATCAGGCTGAACAGCCAGCAGGTGACGATAATGTTGAAACGGATGAAACAACAGCCTAATAGCTAATTGTTTCATCATTCCAAAACCCCTCAATCAAACGAGGGGTTTTTTATGTGTGGTCAAAAAGTCTACACATAAAAAACCCTTTAAATCTAAATAAATCTAAAGAGACAAGCAGCAGATGATCACACTCCAAGACGTTAAAGCGCATCTGCGCATGGGTCATTATGACGATCAAGGCGCGTTTATCAGTGATGGCAGTGAAGAGGATGCTTATCTTGAGTCACTCGCTGGGGCGGCGCTGGCCAAAATTGAGAACGATACCGATTTAAGTATTAGCGCGGTAGCGGCCACTCATTATTGTAATCAGTTTGCTATACCCATTACCTTGCCAAAATATCCCGTGGTGGATGTCACCTCAATTGAATATCAAGACAGCAGTAATGTCACTCAAGCGGTGGCGTCTTGGCAAGAGGTCAATAACCCAGCGTCAATGGATTTATACCCTTATTACGACGAGTCTTGGCCTCAAAGCAACGGTCAACCCAATTCTGTAAAAATCACTTATCAAGTGGGCATGGCAGCGCTGCCTTTGCCACTTAAACAAGCCGCGCTGTTGTTGCTGGGCCATTGGTATGCCAATCGTGAGACGGTGGTGATCGGCACTATTACCAGCAGTGTGCCGCTGGCGTATGATTCGTTGATTCAACCTTATCGCAGGTATGCGGTATGAGGGCTGGTCATTTACGCGACCGTGTGACCTTGCAAAAGCACACGCAAACGCAAGACGCACGCGGTGAAGTGTTAACGGCATGGGCAGATTCGGCAGTGTTTTGGGCGCATGTTGTGCCGTTACGCGGCTCAGAAAGTGAAGCCGATAAAGAGCGTACCAATGAGCAGTTGTTCAAGGTGCGTTACCGTCCACGAAAAGACATACAGCAGGCCGACCGCTTTCAATGGCGGGGTTATGCGCTTGAGATTATTACCATCCCCATGGATCCAACCGGGCGCGGCAATGAGCAGTTTGTTGAATGCCGTGTGATTGTGTGAGGGGTTGATTGATGATTGATTTTGAATGGCAACAAAACCCCGTCTTAATTAAAGAGCTGAATGCGCTGGATACCGCCATGCGCGATAGGGTCATGCACTTATTGCTAGGGCGTGTAGTGACACCCGTGGTTAAGCAGGCCAAAGCCACGGCGCCCTCAAAAAGCGGTGCGCTTAGGCAGTCCATTGGTCGTAAAAAACTGA